ACTCCACCTAATTACACCCAAGCACAAGGGTTAACCCCGTACAACGGTAACTTGGTTGGTGTTATTAATAACACGGTGTATCAGATTAATCCTAGTACTCCGTCTGTGAGTACCATTGGTACTACGTCTGCATCTACTAGTCAGAGCTACTTTGTAAGGACATTCCTTGACTCTTACTTATTTATCCAAAACAAAGTCAACGGTTATCTACTTACTCAAGGCGGCTCTTTTAGTGCTATTGGTAATACCTACCTTGTCAATATTAGCATTGACAATCCTGGGCTTAATTACAGCAGTGGTATTACCCTTAGCCTTTCTGCTAGTGGCGCTGCTGCTACCGCCACTGTTACTAACGGGCTTATTAGTACTGTAACCCTGACTAACCCTGGTAGTGGTCTTAGCTCTGCTGGTACTTGTACAGTTAACCTTCCTGCTACTCAAACACCTACTGCTACAGGCTCTAATGGGTTCTATGAGATCACGGTATCCAGTGCTACGGGTGTATATACAGGTATGTACGTTACAGGTACTGGTGTGGCTCCTAACGCTTACATCACTAGTATTAACGGTACAACCCTTACGTTAAACATTGCTAACGTTGCTGACGTATCTGGTACGGTTACTATTCAAGACTTAGGTAACGGAGCTGTGTTAACTCCAGCTCTTAACTCGTTCCCCAGTGGTCCGTTTGTATCTGGTGCTGTGTTCCTAGACAACTATGTGTTTATAGGTACAACTAATAACCGCATCTACAACTGCAACCTTGGTGATCCTAAATCTTGGAACGCTCTTAGCTTCTTAAGCTTTGAACAGACTACAGATACTCTTGTTGGTATTGCTAAACATTTGAACTACCTCATAGCCTTTGGTGCTACTAGTACGCAGTTCTTCTACGATGCTGGTAACTATCCTGGTTCTCCTCTTGCCATAGCTCCTAGCTATACCAATGAAATTGGTTGTGCTAACGGGGATAGTATTGTTGCTACTAGTAACACGGTGCTGTGGGTTGGTAAGACTAAAACGTACGGTAAGTCTGTGTACATCATGGATGGTGTTGCTCCTGTTAAAGTATCCACTAGCCACATTGATCGTCACTTAGAGGCTGATGACTTAGCTAATGTACGTGCCTATTGCTACAAAACAAGTGGTCATACGTTCTATGTCTTAACTCTAATTGATTCAAACAAGACTCTTGTGTACGACATTGATGAGAAGATGTGGTACACATGGACTCAATGGGCTATGGCATCTAACGATCAACCTAACCCAGGTACGTACTATGAGATGTACTTCCGTCCTACGTTTTATGCTGAGTTGAATAACATTCCCTACTGTTTAGATGACGATAGGGCTATCCTGTACCAGTTGAACACTGAAGTCTACCAAGATAACGGACAACCTATTTACTGTAGGTCTGTTACTAATATCATGGACAACGGTACTACTAAGCGTAAGTTCTATGGTCGTTTAGAAATAGTTGGTGATAAGGTAGCTGGTACTATGTACATTAGTCATTCAGGTAATGACTACGTTAGTTACTCTGTACCTCGACCTGTTAATCTAAATGCAACTCGTTCTCAAGTGTACTTAAGTGGTGCTGATCGTCGTAGGTCTTGGCAGTTCTTGTGTACAGACAACGTACCTCTTCGCTTAGATGTTGCTGAGATTGACTTCCGCATAGGTGAGATGGATCAAGAGCAAGGTGTTGGTGGTGGAACTCAATACAAAAGGTAAAACATGGATACAACTCTAGTTGAAACCCAAGCTGTATTTGAGAACCCATCTAACGAAAGTATTGATACTTACGAAAACTTTTTAGATAAACTACCTCAAGTAGATCTACAGACTACCCATACTGTCTCAGGTGGGTTATATTCTCGTACTATATTCATACCTGCTGGAGTCTCTTTAGTAGGTGCTACTCACAGTAAAGATCATATCAACGTGATGATTGGTGACATTTCGGTCACTACTGATGAAGGCATGAAGAGGCTTACTGGATACAACGTATTTGGTACTAAAGCTGGTATGCGTAGAGTTGGCTTTGCCCACACAGATACTTACTGGACATCAATCATTCGGACTGATGAGACAGAACTAAGCAAGATAGAAGCAGACATTACCCCCGATAACCATAAGCTGCAAACTAATCGGTTGGGTATTACTTTAAGCACAACTGAAATTTTAGGGAGAGACTAAGATGTCTTTAGCAACAACAGCTTCCGTAGTAGCTATTGCCGGTGGGGTTAACAGCCTCACAGGTGGTGGCATTACTAACGTTTTAGGTTTAGGTCCAAACACCAGTGGTACGGTTAACCAAGCTAATCCAATGGCTCCGTATCAAGCTCAATTAGCTGGTATGTATGCTGGCTATTTACAGCCTGGACAGAGTGCAAACATCCAACAAATGCCTGGATACACCCAGTTCCAACAAGGTGTGTTAGATCCTGCTCTAGCTGCTAACAAAGCCAGTGCTGCTAGCTCTGGTATGTTGTACTCGGGTAATGAAGCTGCTGCTCTGCAAAACCTTGGACAAAATCAATACTCTGCCTTTATGAACAACTACATGAGTCAGTTGTCTGGTGGTGCTGGTGTTGGGTTTAATCCTGCTTCTGCTGCTCAACTTGGTGCTCAACAAGCTAACCTTGCTAATCAGGGTATTGCTCAAGGCTTTGGTTCTGTTGCTACTGGTTTAAGAGGTTTTGGTAGTGGAGCTACTGGTAGTACAGGTGCTATTACAGATCCAAATAGCCAAGCTTATTTTGCAGCTCAAGCAGCAGGTTTGCCTAATACGGGCGAAATGGGTTTAGTTTATTAAGGAACAATTATGGCATTCTTAATGACTGACGTAGCTGCTGGTAGCAATGCTGCTTTACAGCTACAACAAAACATGGCTGCTGCTCCTTATGTTGAGCAGAACGTTAAAGCTGCTGCTGAAGAAACTCAACTTAAATTACAGCAAGACCGTCTTAAAGCTCAGTATGCTCCCCAAGCTATGGCTTTGGAGATGCAACAAACTGCTGCCAATAATAAACGACTTGAAATACAAAATCTTCTTAATCAACAACAATTAGATTTTAATACTCAAGAAAAAGCTGACATTGAAGAACTTAAAAAGTCTCCTGGGTTTAACGAGAAGTCTACTTCAGAACAACTGTCTGCTATAGCAGGTAAAGTTGCTCTTCGTGGTGATTATGAAAAAGCTTCTAAAGTATACAAAGCTATTGCTGATGCAGAGTACAAAGAAGCATTAGCTCAAGACAAAAAAGCTAACGCAGACTTTAGAGTTCTTGCTAATGCAAGTACAGCACTAAGAGCTGGCGGTACTGCTAACGTTGAAAAAACTTTTAACAATCTTCCTGAAAGTTCACAACAAGCTGTCTTTGATAGAGTTGGCAAAGACGTTTGGAAGAACTACACACCAGAACAAAAGCTTGAAGCTCTAGATGGTTTGATGTACAGCACTAGCCAACAACTACAACTGCAAAAAATGCAGAGTGCTGAACGCATTAAACAAATGACTCTTGATAACCAAGCATATCTTAAGAAGTTAGACTTTCAATTTAAGTCAGAGCTTAAGATGATGGGTGTTAGCGACAAACGTGACGACAAAGTTCGTGATGAGTCTGTTAAAGCTTGGGATGTTCGAGCCAATAAAATTGAGGGTGAATTTAAAACTCGTTTAGATAAAGCAGAAGCTTTGCTGCAAGAAGGTGAGCTTGAACTTCAAACGGGTCGTTTACAAACCAGTGCCAATTGGTTTAAAAAAGATCCACGAGAAACTACAGGTCAATCTAAAGTTGATGTTGCTACTAAACAGATTCAACAACTAACAGCAAAAAGAAATGCTGAGTTGCTTCAAGCAGCTAAACAGTTACCTGCTGGTCCGTACAAAGATGCTGTTATTGAGTCGTTAACTCCTATAGTTCAACCTCAAGAAGATGATACTGAAGACAAATCTAAACCTGAACCCGCTGCTAGTAAATCTGTTGAGGTTCCTGGTAGTGGACCTAGCGGTGGTAAGGTAGCTGCTCCAGGTAAGTCTACTATGATGCCACCTAAAGGTGGTGCTACTAGTAACAAAGACTCTGTTCCTGGATTACTAGAAAAAGGAAACATAGATCTTAATAAACGACCTGTTGTTAAAAACAAAGATGGGTCTATTAGCACTGTTCGTTCTATGTCATTTGAAGAAGATGGCAAAGAAGTTCTTATTCCAACAGTTGTTGGAAATAAAGTTGTCAGTGATAAAGAAGCTATTGCTTACTATCGCAAAACAGGTGAACACTTAGGCAAATTTGATTCTCCTAAAGCTGCTGATGCTTATGCAAAAACTTTGCACGAACAACAAGGAGATAAATATATGGGTACTAAAGCTGCACCTATGTCTATGCCTAAATCTGCTGCTGATGCTGTTGATGGTAAGTACTACACTTTGGCTAACGGTGCAGTAGCTAAGTGGGATGCTAAAAAACAAAAGTTTGTTGCTGAATAAGAGGTTTCTTTATGGCTGAATTTTCATTTGAAGAAGCTTCTGGCGGTAAAACTTCTGCACCTTCTAAAGAGTTTTCATTTGAAGAAGCAACTGGTAAACAGCCTCAAAAGTTTGGTGTTACTACTCCTGAACAACCTGGGTCTATCCACAACATTATTCGTACCTCTATTGAGTCTGTACCAAGTGCTGCTGCGGGTATTACAGGTTTTGGTACTGGTGCAACTTTAGCTGCTCCCGTTGCTGCTACTGTAGCCCCATTAACAGGCCCATTTGCACCCATTACTGCTGGTGCTATTGAGCTGGCTGGTGGCCTTGGTGGTGCGTTTGTTTACTCTGGTGCTGCTCAAAAAGTAACAAATATGTTGCATGAAGCGTTTGCTCCAGAGGATTACAAACAACGTCAAGCTGAGAAGGCACAGTACCCTTACGGAACATTTGCTGCTGAGACT